GCAACGTTGCCAGTGAGTGTGCCGATGAAGCCGTTTGTAGACGTGACTGGGCCGGAGAAGGTGGTTGATGCCATGATATTTCCTTACATGCAAGTGTGGCGTATCTGTCTGCATGTCGTCAGCCGGGACTGTCAGATACACCGGATAACCCCGGAATGAGTCCAATATATCACCTAACGTCGCGCAACGCAACTAGAATCTCGCTATGCCAATTAAAGACCCCGATGAGCGTAGGCGAAAGCAACGCGAGTACTCCGCTCGGTACTACGCCAACAACAAAGAGCTTTCGATAGCGCGTACTACGGTGCAACATCAAAGAGAAAAAGCCCAGTGGGAGGAGTATAAGGCCTCGTTGTCTTGCGCTATCTGTGGGGTGAGCCACCCAGCGGTAATTGACTTCCATCACGTAGATCCCGCCACCAAGACAGCCAGTGTGAATGTGCTTGTGGGTAACCGGCGGTATGCTGCGGCGCGTGAGGAGATTAAGAAGTGCGCGGCCCTATGCGCCAACTGCCACCGCATACACCACTATGAAGAACATCAGGCAAAGAAAAAGGGCCCCCTTGTGGGGGGCCCTTAATCAACTAGGGAAAACCCTAATTACGCGCCGGGTGATGCGTAGATACCCAATGGGTCTGACCAGCCGAAGCTGTAACGCTCACGAGCCTTGTAACGTACGTTACCAGTATCGAAGTCGCCGTCCATAGAGGTAGCCAAAGCAGTACGCTCAAAGTGCTTCAAGCCGTTAGGAACGTCGGTACAGATAAACCAAGCGTTCGAGTCGGTCAAGAAGTGGTTCACTGTGAAACCGCCGGGGATTGCGTTGTCGCTGCGTAACGCGTTGATGTCGTTATCTGCTGTAGCCGTACGCAAATCCGTTTTCATCAAACGAGTAGCAACAAACTGCAGTGATGGTGGAATCACCAACTTTTGCGCACGAGCAGCAATCAACAAACCGCGCTCATCAGTCCAAGCCGCAATCTCGATGATTGCATTTTCCAACGAAGTTTCGTTGAGGTCGGCACCGGTAGTGGGGCTGTTGTAGTTCTGACCGCCATTGACCAAAGGATGGCCGACGCGTGAAGAACCGCTGTTAACACCAGCTAAAGAAACGCCGTCACCGCCGAGGTATGCACCGCTAAAAGCGTTGTTCAACACGGCAGCAGCCTTGACTTGCTTGGTGTAAGACATGGCACGGGCCAAAGATTTCGTGTAGCGGGCAGACAAGCTGTCATACAAGTTATCTTCAACAGCTTCTTCAGTGATGGAGAAGCCTAGTGCGATGGTTTCGTGGTTGTAGCGAGTAGACCATGCTTCCTGTGCATTGTCATAAGCGATGGCAGAGCCTTCAGCTTTAACAGGTGCAGTGCCGAAGCCAGATAGCTTGGTCTCTTCTTCAAAAGAACGGTCAGAAGCTTCAGTTTCGTAAATCTCCTTATGTTGCTCGCCGTATCGCTTATATTCCGAGCCGAACAGTGCGTTCAAGCCCGGTAACAGCTCTTTAAGTAGTTGTGCGCGTGAAATTGCCATTTTTATTTACTCCTTACAGGCCAACGTTATTGGTATAACTATGAGCGCTAGGGTTGAACTTCACCAACACGTCAGTGTAAGCATCGCCTGCGGGTGAGGCGAAACCAACAATACGGAAGGCTGCGGCGGTAGTCTGAACAGTCGCATCCAAGGCGCTAGTAGAGTTACCAGTACGAGTAGAACCCGTAGAGGTGCTCTGCACAGCAGCAAAGAATGTGTTAGTACCTAGAACTGTTTGAGCACCAGAACCATCCAACTGAGCTTGGAACGCTACGTTAGAGTCAGTAATGACTTTAACAGTGACCACACAGTTGTACCAGTTGGGTAGTACTGAGAGTAAATTACCTGACCTTGAGCATTTATATACTCGCAGCCAACAAAGACGCCAATAGCACCAACTCCGTTACCACCAAGGTTATTGGTAGTAACATCAGCACCAGTAGCGGTCGATATAGCAATGTAGCCATCAGATCCGATAATAACGACTTGACCATAGAAAATGTTGGTAGCTTCGCCAGCAGGGTCGATCAGAAAAGTTTCTGTCGCACCAGCATAAGGCATGCCGTCAACGCGATTAATGGGACGTAGCCCATAGGGGGACGCGGTAGTTGCCATTTAAGGACTCCTAAAATTTAAGAACCAGAACCAAAAGTGACCTTGGACTTCTTATCAGAGAAAAGAGGCATCCTAGGATCACTGTCTCTTAGAAAGTTATTGTCAACCGAATCTATCTGAGCTTGGTTTTGTTTGGCATAGTGTGCCGCACGTTGTGCCATAAACTCATCAGGGATACGACAGAGCAATAATCCGCCCACCTCAATGTTGCCAATAAAGCGACCTTCGGTAGAAGCGTGCATCATAAGCTCAGGGTATTCATCTGCTTTGCAGGGTTCATATCCTTCGCGTAACTTAGAAGAAATGTTACTAGGATCAGATACTCCCAGAGTGCTTATACGTACCCAGCGATGTGACCAACCCGGACGATCATCTGGGCTAGGCAGTGTCTCTGGAGGACGCCATGCTTCTGGTCGATACGATACGTTACGGCCTTCGGCCTCACGGGGCGCACGAGTTTGTTTAGTAGTCTGATCCATTATTCACCTCTTTTTAGTTTAGCAACCTGTCGCGCATAGTCTTCATATGACACCCCAAGCCTGCGAGCAATCGCGGCCTCAGATGCCTTTAACCGAATGCGGTTAGGCGGTGTGCTACGGGAAGCCGGGGCTACCACTGTAGACGGTTTTGTTGCACGGCGCGGAGTTCCCTCTTCAGCCGGTTCATCGTCGCTCCCGAAATGTTCGGGGAATCGTTTACGCATAGTTGCGTCAACTTTATTATAGTACTCATCAGTACCAATATACTGGGTGCCGTAATCTCTTGCCAGCTTTTGATGCAACCCGAGGGCGGTAGCTGTCATTTCTTCATCAGCACCAAACCAATTGTTATTGTGCATCCAACGCTCATCACGTGGAGTAACATTTGATTTATTTGCACTTGTTTGTTGTATTTGTACCTCATTTCTGCTTTCTTGTAAAGGGGGTTTAAAATTTTTTGCTTTATCAAGATTAGCTGTAGCCCTATACAACTTAGTTTGAGCTTCTACAACTGCATTGGAATCCCCAGAGTCATAAGCCTCTTTGTATTCCCGTTTAACTTTTTCAAGCTTAAGCTGCGCTGCACTTTTGTTTTGCTCAATATAGGCTTTCGTACCTACAAATAACTGATCCCGTAGATTTTTATTCTGGTCCCATAACTTTTTTGCTAAGGATTCAGCTGCCACACGCTCGCGCATAGCCTCTTCTTTAGCCCGACGCTCATCATGGTAGCCACGGGTAAATTTCTTAATCCGTGCCTGAACCTTCTCGTCGTAGTTGCTTAACTCCTCATCAGTTACTTCTCCGACAGGCTCCTTCATTGGCTTTCGACCACGATCTTCAGGAGGGGTATCGTCTTCTACCTCTACTTCAAACTCTTCTTCTACGGGTTTACCCGTATCCTCTTGTTCATCGGGGAAAATATACTCTTCCCCTTTAAATTCAGCTTCTGCCATTAGTTACTCCTTAGCTAGCACGGGAAATGCCCCGGGGATCTTCCACAACCGCTTCAACCGAATCATCATTAATGATGCGGAATTCACGACCATGTATTTTCAGGCGGGTGCCTGAATTGGGTCGAACGATGACAAAGTCACCTTCTTTGCAAGACGGCCCACTTGGGAACCGGCTGGTATCTCTGTATGCATCTGGCCCTGCCTTTACTACGAATAGCACCGGAGTGAGCACTTCCTCATACATCATTGACTGGCTTGCTTTAACAATACCAGTCTCACTATCTGCGAACTTCTCCATAGCCTCTGGCACTACGCAAAGCAAGCGAAATGTCTTTGGGTCAGGTAATTGTTTAGCTTTCTGCTCGGGGGAAGTGTTTAGCACCCCGGATAGGTCGATAGCATCAACATTAAACTTAGTCGTCATCTTTTTCCAATCTTTGCACAAGGTCATTTATTAAAGCATCTGCTTGGGCAAGACCCCGGATTACCCCACAGACATGACGATACTCGTCAAAACTTTTTGCTCCCCCATCGGCAAGGAAATTAATACTATCTCTAGAGTCTTCTAATAGCTGCTTATGTAGATGGGCCAGTACTTTTAAATCATTCATTTAGAATTACCCCTATTCCTCTGGTCGTTGCCAGTACTCTGGGCTGCACGTTGGGCCGCTTGTTGCACAGCCAATTGGGCTTTACCCTTAGCCGCGTCTAGCCCCATACGCATCCCTTCAGCTTGCATCTGCTTGTCCAACTTGTCACGTGCGGCAGCTGCAGTGGCGCTAACTTGCATAGCGGCAATTTCTTTCTGTGCCTCAATCCTAGACTCCTCAAGCTTGAGCTGATCTGCCTTAGTTGCGGCGTCAATTTTCAGTTTCTGCTGCTTTAACTGCAACTCTTGCATCTTGATCTGCAATTCTTGCTGCTGCATCTGAATGATTGGATCTTGTGCCTTTTGCTGAGCCTGCTGCTGAGCCGCTTGTGCCTGAGCTTGCTGCATCAACCGCTGAGAAGCCTGAGCAGATAACTGAGCCACTTGAGCCGCTACTTCTGGAGTCATGTTCTCTTCTTGTTCTCCTGTGGGTAACATAAGACCAATA